TTCTACTGCGCGTCTTCCATCTTTTGTAAAAGAACATACGACTTCGCCCCCATCAGTTTCCACCGCGCCCACAATAGGGTGTTCTTCGTCCTTTAAGTCAAAGAAGCCTATTCGAACACGACGGCCACATCTGGTTACGATTTTGGCACCTGCCTGCGCCGCTTCTATGTTGAAAGGTATTAATTTTGTTTTCATATTATCATTCTTTTTATTAATGTTAATCACTCTTCAATTAGAGGCTCCATCCAGTCGCCTCCATTCTTGCGAATTAATATGTCACCCGCAACTGGATTATGTTCTTTTTCTTCAGAATAACCTCTACTTGTATAAACCTCGCTACGAGTCTTGAACTTCCATTCCCTGTGCTCTTCGGGATGTTCACGAAGCCACCAAGACAACTCTTTATAAGTCATTTTGCGAGTTTTAATCTTCTTTTCAGCCGTATCAGCATCAATCTTCTTTAATTCTTTCGTATCAGGGTTCCATTCATACCCTGATTCTTTTATTTTCTGAAAGAGAGTATCACGCTGTTCTTTGGTAGCTGGAGTCACAGACATGAAGTCTTCTTTCCTTCCAAGTCTTGTTATCATTTTATAAAAACATCCATGAGAGACATAGCAAAAATGCGTAATTATAACATTTTCTTCATTTACAGAAGAAAACATAAATAAATACTCTTTGAAATCACGGCCTTTTGCACAAAGTACATCACCATCCTTTGCATCAGTGATGTTCCAAAGTCTTATATTTTTTACATTCTCACTAAAATAGCCGTAACTAAGAATGCCAAAACTATAAGAAATAGTATGATAGCCACAAGTGTGATTGGTGACATTTTCAGTAACATCGGTAATTCGCTGTACCCTGCCTTGTTCGCTTATCACCCAATCGCCTTCCTGGAACTTGGGCTTATTATCAGCAGGCTTCTCCTCACATTGTTTTTTAAGCCAAGCAAGCCAAGCATCTTTTCTTTTTATAGAAAGTGGCATAGGTAGAGCATCATTATCCCATAGGCCATTTATTGCATCTATGAGTTCTTCCCGGATACCTTCGTCGTCTTTGGGAACATAAATGCTATCTGTGCCGCTGTATTCTCTCCGTGGTTTTTCTTTCTCTTCTTCTTCTATGAAGAGGTCATATTCTGATTCATCTTCGTTAGAGATAAATTTTCCTTCTGCTGTAAAACTATATGTAAAAATACCATCCTCTGTTTTTACCCTAGCACGTATAGGATATTTTTTATTTAAAATACATTCTTCTATTGTTACAGGATAACCACACCTTGTGACTATCCTTGCGCCAGCTTCGGCTTGCTCAATACTAAAAGGTATCATTTTCTTTTTTCATATTTTATTATACTATAATCTCTTTTTCTATTCTTGCTGATCTTAAAATATTTTGTAGCTCATGAACATACAAGATATATCCTATGAATCCTCTTTGATTGCTTCTTTTTATATTACTTTCATCCATTTGCTCTACCCTAATAAAAAATTCGCCTTTCATTCGATGTCGATATCTTATTGATATAGAGTAGCTAAAGTCTTTAGTTGCTTTTCTGTCAAAATATTCATTTTCGCCAATTAATTGATTCTTTACGAACCCGGACTTTATCAGAATTTCATCAGACAATGGAATAGGATAAGCCTCATCAGCGCATATATACGAGCAACCTCCATAACCATCATCCTCATAATTAATACGATCATCATCATTCGAGTCGTTAATCCCGTAGACCATAATGGGCTCGTTTTTGTAAAAGACCCAATCACCAATCATTAATTCGCGTATGTCCATAGAATGTATTTAATTAGTCAATTAGTTCAAATTCGTAAACAAATACATAGGGATTCGAATCCCATGTACCTTTACCACTTATCTTATCGATAAGTGCGGCGTATGCTTCTTTGGGTGTGAGCCAGCTTCTAAAGCTATTAGGAAACGTATAAGCAACTACTTCCTCTAAATTAGAATCCAAGACATCGTCTCGTCTATAGATTCCTTCAGCAAAGCAATCAGTATCACTTATGTCTTGTAGACGTTCAGCATGTACGCCCGTGATACAGATATGATGGATCATGTATTCAGATTTGACGAACATCTTATTGTTCCAGCCTGCAGTACCACGCACATTTTGCGACGTTTCTGTAGGGTGTCCATCTTTCATTATGTCTGAATAACGTTGCGCGATTGCGACGGTCTCGCCAATATGATATGATGATAAATCATTATCATCGCTACCAAGTATATTATTGAGTGACACAATATGTTCGGACTCGAGAATATCGATTATAAAATTTAAATCATTTTTACCCTTGACCATTCTCCGAGTCTGTGTCTTCTTTCCATCTAATACGGCTTTAGTGAGTCCATATTGATCGTTGAACATAATCTTCTTCATTGCTTTCAGATTTTAGAGGTGTTAATTATAGCAATGCTATTAAAAATGGGATGCTCATGATGGCTATCGTGAGCATTGCCCATTCAGGATTACTCGATAGTCACCTTAAGGAACTTGAAAGAGAAACCTTCCGGTAATGTTGTTGATCCTTCGGGCAATCGGCCACCCTGCAGTTGTGCGATGTAGGCAATATCTCCCTTTTCAAGTCTCACATTTATACGTGAGAACTCTACGCCCAATACAGCAGCTGTGTCTTTGTGGCCAACTGCTGATTCCAAACCGGTTGGAAGCTCTTTAACTTCCTCAACTTTGATTGTTGCAGGAGTTGAAACCATCTGCAACGAAAACGCATTTAATAAGTACATATATCCTCCTTTGTTAATGTTCTGTTTCTTTTATGACATAAAGATAATACATTTTTATCAATACGCCACATATTTCTTATAAATAATTACTGTAAAGTAGCGTATTCACATAGAAACGCTGGTTTAATCAACCTTTTGGCATCTTTATATTATATATCGTATTGCTCCATATATTTTTTATGTGTGCCAGCAACGATAGTTTCCTGAAGTTCTATTAGTCTTTCGGTGTCGCCTGATTCTGAATAATCATATATTGCGTGAGACAACAGAACATTAATTACATCCACTTCTTTTATACATTTTCTCAGGTCCATGATGTTGCTCGCAGCAGATTTACTGCCATCTTGTAAGAGACTAATTATCTTATTTATAATGAACACATAAGCGCCGTTGAATTTCTGCTTGGCCTCGCCATTTTCTGCTATCTTTGCTACATGCCCATTACGCGGTATTTCTATTTTAATTTTTTTGAATCTATATGCATAATCGATAATATTTTCTTGAAGTTCGATCAGCTCATCGATATAGTCAGTTTCTATATAATGATGTATTGCTTGCCGTAGCATAGATATGAAAACAATGGCAGCATACACATCATCATATATGTTAGCGTTGTCACTTGGAGTAGGTTTACCTGCGTCTCGCAAGAGGCTAGCTATCGTGCTTGTGATGCTCTCATAAGCATCATTAAAATTTCCTTGCATAGTCTGCTTTTATTATTGTGTTATTAATAATTGTATTTAGTTTAATGGCAGAATAGCATCGTTTTGACCAGCCTTTTTGCTGCTGCTTCATTATATGGAGTCTTGTACACCCTTACACCTCTGTCTCCCTCTCCAAGAATGAAGAATAATTTATGGATTCGTTTAACGCACGTATTGATATGATTGACACTATATGCATATTCATCATAATAACGGCAGATTTCATACGTGTCGGCACTTCTGATAATTAACTTGCCAGGATCACCAGGACTTGTTACGGGGTTACCCACTAGCAAAGTCTTATTTGGTTGTACGTCAATTCTTAAATACTGGTCGCCTTCGCGTTCCATGCATTCCTCGCACAATGCTTTAATTTCTTCAGTTGTCATATAGATGCCCTCCTATGTTTATGTTCTTTTATGGCATAAAATTACAACATTTTTACATATACATCACACATTTCGTGTAAAAAGTTACATGATATATGTTATATACCTATATTAATCTACGCCATAACGTAATAGAATATTGAATCAACCATGCTTTTCTGCGCATCGCTTAATGCATCTAGACTACATTCTACAATGTCGATATCGATGCCTTCTATCATCTCTATCTGCATGCTCATTGATTCTGCAAAACAAGGATTGCTAAAAATATATCGGTCTTTCCCTGTAACCTTTTCTCTGACTATATACATAATATATCGTTATATAAGTTTCGGGCAATATCTCCCTTGAATATATAATCATGCATAAATAGCATATAATCGTATAAAAATGAAGAGATACTGTTTTCTATGTCTCTCTAATTATATGCGTTTATATCGCATATAACATATAAAAACAAAAAGGAAAGGCATATAGCCCTTCCTTACATTAGATATACGCTGCGAATCTATTTAGTATACGCTACATATTTTTGAAATCGACATGGAAGATATCTTCCAATCAGCCATAGTACCGTCCATCATCTGCGATACTTTATTCTCTACATCTGTAGGATTGACTGCATCCACTAGATGAATTTCCTTCACTGTCTTCGTACCGCCCTTCTCACTGTCTATTTCAATTTCAACAGTGACTTGATAAAACCTGTACTCGGGCTCTTTGATACTTAAATTGTCTGCTGCCATAATCTTTATTTTATTTTGTTTGGTGTTGTGTTAACTTATCAGTGATATCGTGCATCACTTCGTCTATGCTGACGGGCGTGCAGTTATGAGAATCCATTCCGACATTGTACATGAATGGATTATCCATGAAGAACTTTTCTTTGCTGTGAGTGTGACCATGAAGATTTATCACAGTCTTATAGATATCTGAACTGTCGAAATTTGCAGTGTACGTAGGATAATGGCTTAAATAAAACTGCTGGACATATGGTTTCCGCTCGTGCGTGCATTTGAGCTTGATAAGTCGCGGACCTACACATGTTGTATGTGGGACACATCCATACTCCATGATTTTCTTATCAGTATCATGGTTTCCTGGAATTATAACCTTAAGGCCGTTCAATGAATGCAACAAATTCAGGCCATTAACATGATCGCTGCCCATCACGACATCACCCAAAATATAGACCGCGTCCTCTTCACTTACTGTCTTGTTCCATCTGTCTACAATAGCAGCTTCCATTTCCTGGAGGCTATTGAATCCTCTAGCCTTCCAAATGAATTCCTTATCGTGTCCGAAATGTAGGTCGCTTGTAAAAAATATCATATTAAAATTATTTTATGTTAGCATTTAATTCAAGGATAGCAGATATGCTCAGTGCGTCTGGCTTATCCTCATAAAAATATCTATATTTGTTATAGGTAGATATAATCACCTCTTCCTTGATATAATCATCACCTTTTCTTATGGCATTACGCTTCAGGCAATCTTCCAGAGATAGCTTGAAATCTTTGAATTCTATTTTGTAATCTGTGCCATATACTAACCCATTCTTATTCAAGAACTTAACCAACTTGCGTATCCCTTTCTTGTCGAGGTTCATGCAATCTAGTACAACATCTCTATGATGCTTCAAGCATATCATAACGGCATTATTTCCCAGAGTTGATATCAGATGCTCCCGAGAATCTACCCAATATGGTCCAGCCATCTTGCGTATATCATCAAGTGACACTCGGCATCTTCTGTCGGGGTCCTCTCCAACCCAAGCCTTAGCCCAAGTAGATTTCCCCGAACCCTGTATACCTCTAGTTAATATCAGTGTATTCATAAACTTGTGTTTGCGTTTTCAATAAAAAGCAGTACAGCAGAACCTATTATCAGAAGTATCACATAAAATACTACATTTGTCCTACTGAATCGCATATAGCGATTGGCTTCTCGTGTATTATGATGTTCTCTATGCTTATGGGATAGCACGAATGGTACTGCTATGAATAATATAGCGAACTCTATAGAAATTATTCCAAATATTATTGGGACATTCATATTTTTTCTTTATTATAGGTATATATGTACTTAACCTGCTTCGGCATACAGAACATATTTGTCCCAGTCCACGATTTTATGAATGTGTATAGCATTATAATACGCATCAATCCATGTAATAGCATATCCAAACTGATATTTGTTCGTTGTTTTGCACATAGCGGTCTTCATGGCCTTCCAGTTCAGCTTATCCTTAAAGGCATATGCCTTATTATAAATGACTTCGGTCAACTTCAAGAAAGCACATTCATCAAGAACCCCAACGTAAATGTCCTCTTCTTCTTCTAGCTTCTGCTCAGTCAGCCGATGCACGCCTTTTGCAAAGTACAAGTCCTTGAATGCATCTATGCACCAATCATATACGACATCTTCTACAATATGGACGTTTAAGTCCTCCAGACTGGTACACTTGCTCTGCTTACAACGTTCCCATTCTGAACGTTCAATCAGCTGTAAAGAAAGTCTCATTCCCATTTCGTAATAATTTTAAAATTTCTGCACTAAAAATACTAACAATTTCTTATATTACCACGTATTATCTGTAAAAAATGAGTTATATCAATTTCATATCAGTGAAAACATCTAGCCACGTATCTGCTATTAATGACTCTCCTAAATATTTATATGTGCATCCATCTTTCGAATACAAATGTCCATAAGAGACGTACATCCCTTCAACGAACGGCGTTACGTTATTGTTGTTCATAGTACATGATGATATATAATATATTTAATGCTGCTGGCTATACTCTTATGATCAGATTACTATCAACCTCCATAAGAGAACTTTCCTGTATTAGGCGTAGTGAATCGTGGAGTTGCCCTATCAATATATGACATAAGGTCATAATTAAATGATGCTATATTATTATCGGCATTAGGATCTATCAGATCTTCAACGAAATTCTGGAATTGCCTGTTATTGAAAGCAGCAGCAGCCGTCACACAGCTCATAGCCATATCGTCGTGGCCAGTAATTGCAGCATATGACGACGAGCCTTCTTTTCTACTGAAATTAGCAAACTCGCCTACAGTATCTACATCTTGTATAACGAACTGTTTCTTACATTCATATAGTTTGAAGTCTTGGCAGCAGCTGGCTTTAGAATCTTTAGAAAGAACGATTCCTTTAATTGCCCCGTTGAGGTTATAATTAATAATATTAGAGCTCTCCATCTGGTTCATATCACCATCAACCATAAACAGATAGGTGTATAAGAGCTCTCCGTATTTGTTCCATTCTATATTAATCATATGGTTATATGACAACATAGTATATGTAGACAGATAATACATGACCTCGGCCATCTGCTTGATAGTCGCCTCGTTAGACTTCCAGTATCCACATTGGACTAGCTTGATCTTATCCCTAATATCATTAGAATTGTTAGTGATAAGAGATATATCGAATATCTGTATCACAGAAGAGTCCTTCCCCGAGCCTTCTGCTATATCTACAGATAGCAAGAAACGCTTGTCTGGCCTGTTCAGTTCTATAGGGTCAAATCCAGGGTCCCATCTGAAAAGATCCATGAATGGTACATCGAATCGACCCGAGAAGGCTTTAGGGATAAACTTATGGGTTGTCTTCATGAGCTCTATCACTCTAGGGCCTAGAAGAGTATATCCAGAATCCATGAATGAGTTTCCATACTGCCTCATGAATGATGCTTCTCCGCCCACATCTTTAAGAGTAGCTTTCATCCAGGCCTCATCTCTACCCGGCCGCTCCCACCAGTCCACTCTGATAGGTACATATGAATTTTCACCTTTACATGCTTCATCATATATATGATAGAACCTATTCAGGCCGTTTGGCGTAGACGTTATGATGATCTTAGAGTCAGACATGGACGAAATAGTAGGCATTGCATTCTCATAGAAGTTATCTAGAAGGTTCTTCTGTACATGAGCAAACTCGTCACAATACAGCACATGCACAGTAAATCCGATGAATGAGTTCTTAGTGGTACCCTGACATACTATACGTGAGCCATTATCGAACTTAATGTTCTTGCTACTCATGTTCACTACACCTGGCTGCAAGAAATAAGGGATACGCTGCATGATTTCTCGTATCTTGTCTGCAATTTCTTCAGCAGACTGTGCTTTATTTGAAAGAAGACCTACTGTCTTTTCTGCATGAAATGTAGAATACCACAGCAGAAATATAGAGGCAGTTACGGTCTTACCCATCTGTCGCGATGTCAACACCACATTGAATCTATTCGTCATGTAGTTCCTTAGCATCTTCTTCTGGTAAGGGAACAGCTTTACTTTCTTGTAGCCTTGTGTACCCGTCATGATATAGCAGTATGTCTCTGCATAATATATAATGTCGTTCTTGCACTTGTATATTTCTGCTATTTCATTCTGAGTGTACATAAAAGGCATATTGGCCCTGCGGAAGTCACTGCTCTTGAAAAACGGAGACTTTCCTTTGATGATACCGTTTTCTGCATTTTCCTTCCACTGCTCGACCTTCTCAGTAGACCAGGTCACTACTTTGACTACTTCCTTCTTCTTTTTAGAGGCCATAGCATATGATGAGATATATAATATAATTTACATCCCATCATATCATATTACATGTGTTCATCAGGAATCAGTGCCATCAGCTCTTTTGCACTAGCGAACACGACGCCTTCTAATTCATTAGAGGTCTTTTCAATAGCTTGTGTGTCTAATTTAGTATTGTAGTCTGTATCGTCTACTTTGTAATCTTCTGGGATTGAGAGTGTAGATGCGGGTGGGTTGACGGTGTTGTCCTCTTTTTCTTCTGTTGTATCAGATTCATTTTCAACAACTTCTGTTGGCACATCGTCTTTATGCTCATGCTCTGAAGGACTTGTTGTGTTCTCTTGCGAAGTTATGATAGCATTAGGAGATTTCTTTTTAGCCATACCCGAGCGGGCCACCACATCACTCATAATGTTCTCATATTCATCTTTCAGGTCGCATATCAACTGCGCTCTATACTTCAGTAGATCAATAAGGGACTTATTAAGATTAGACAGCATGCCATATAGCTTAGGGTCTACTTCTACGCACTTGATGCTGTCTACTAGTGAATCACTTGCCGCAACAGTATTTTCAATTTGTGTACATAATAGAGTAAGCGCGTCTGAGTCTAATTCGCTACGGGAACGGATATAGTCTATCTCTGGAATGTTCTCAATCTCTTCAGCACTTGTGCATGTAAATACTTTTTTAATGGCATTCACAAGCTTCTTGCACATAAAATTCGCATCAGAAATCTCCTCCTTGACTTTCTTAGCATCAGGAGTCTTTCCGTTCTTGATATCTTTATTAGCACTTCGTACAGTACCTAGCGTGCAATTATCTCTATCTATTGCATCAGGGAAATTGCCTTCCCCTAACATATCCATCATTCTATCAATAGTATGATTAGCTTGTTTGCTGTTCATGGCTGTTATATTTAATACATGGAAGTGAAACTGTCCATAGTAGTATGGGTTCTTCCATGTCTTATATTATTTAGGGTGTTTGCAAGATCTTCAACAGATTCTGATGTCGTTGAAAGATTATCATCCTTACTCAATATAGATGATTCTTCAGCAGGCTGCATATCACCAGGCACAGAACCTTCAGTTTCTGCAGGGGTCTTGCTCTTCTTAGTCTTATTATTTCTAGATGTCTTCTTGGCCTTCTTAGCATTCTTGGATCCTGATGCTTTCTTAGCTTTCTTAGTCCATGATGTCTTCTTAGCCTTCTTAGTCACTGATGACTTCTTATCATCACCTTCAGATTCGTCTGTTGATACACTTACGGGATCCTCATGTGTATTATCGTCTGAATTAGTTTCTGGGATTGAACTTTCGTGAGAGTCTTCTGGGATGTCTGGGATGCTTGAAGATTCTTCTGATGTATCTGGTTGATTTTCAACAGGTTCTGATATTGAACTTTCTTGTGGTTGTTCGTTTGATTCGTCAGCGTCATCAGGAGAAGATTGTGCATCTTCTCTATTAGTATCAATACAATCTTTATTTTCTGATATATTTTCTGACTCATTATTAGACATTGTAATTGTATTATTTTCAATACTATTCCGTACTTCGTTCTGGATATATATCAATGATAGACAAATTGCAGGCAATACTCCTCCAGTTGCAAATGCAAGTATCCGTTTCTGATCAATAGCTTCCCAATCATCTAATGCAAACAACTCTGCGAAAGGTGATATATCTTCTATATGTATGTACGCAGAATATGTATTCGCACATATCTGGAATAAAGTTATGAAACCCAAGACATATATCACAGATTTCATACCAGGGGTAGATCTATTGATCATCAGCAGTGCTGCAATACTTATCTCTATAGCGATGGACATAACCCATCCGAAACACAGATCAGGATGTGATAACTTGAATAAATCGACTGCACTTACTAGAGATACTATCATCATTAGTGCATATGCAATTAGTATCAAATTACTTAGGTTCTTCTGTTTCATGTCTATTTTTTTTATATTTAATTTATGACATTTGTTTTATTTACACTGTATAAAATTTTCAGCATACCATTTTGCAAAATTACAGAGACCGTATTGTAGACTAGTACGTGGTGTGAAACCAGTACAGTCTCTCCATTAAGAGATATATTTTTTGGTATCATATATTTACAACTTAGTCGATACATTACATTATTAATCATATAATCACCGTAAATAACATATAGTTACAGATTAATATGGCTAATACGGGAATAAATATGCTTATAGAGAATAGCCTTACTAATGGAGACACTGTATCTCTTTCTCCGCTTGGAGGCTATTACGCTTTCCGACTCATGAATGTCGTCGGTGACGATGTCAGGAGTATAGACCTGACAGATAAGCCTGGAGTACAGCTGTTGTCTGATGATGCTGCTGTAGTTATTGATGAAACTCCACATGCAGACATAAACAAGAGGGACGGCCAGTGCATGTTTGCTATAACTCCCCAAGAAGCAGCCGACCTGCTAGAAATACAGAATTTCTCTATAGTGTATAACGTCGCAGGTATTTATGTAACTTTATTTAGGGGTGTGTTTGTAGATATCAATAAAAAGGACGATGAAGACTCCTCTTCGCTTGAAGATGCACTGCAGAGAGCAGCCAGTGCAGAATCCCTTGCAGCAGATTACCTGTCCAAGCTAAATGCATTGCAGGCGGATTATGATTCCCTATCGTCTTCGTCAGGGAGCACGATATCTGAACTACAGGCAAGAGTAGCAGAGCTTGAAGGTGAATTGGCAACATTACGAAACTCAATGATATCAGCGAACATTATAGACGAGTTGTAATATTATAATTATAATTATTAATTAACTAATTAATCATATGAAAGATGTATTAACTTATACAGAAATAATGGCCAGCAGAAATGCTGCGTCCATTAACGAAGGGCTGTTGAGCAATATCAAGAACCTCTTCACGTCAGACTATACTATCAAGAACCCTATCCTTAAAGAGCTCTTGCGTGAAGTAGATTGTCCTATCTCATGGAAAGAGACTAAATTGCGTAACTCTATCCTCAAGTTGGTTGACGAGTTCGTGGCTACACAGGCCAAGACATATACAGAAGAGCTCATCGCTGCTAAAGATAAAGATGACAAAGAAGGAGCGGGTGAAATTACTTTCGATAGCGAATCACACTTCGGTACCCTGAAGAGCAAGCGCCTGGTAGAAAAGGCATCGGCTACTCTTTCCGCACTGAAAGATCTTGCGTCGTCGTCAAAGACGGGAGGGGATGCCGTGACTAAATGGGTACAGATTGTGTATGATGAAGCTGTTATAGCAACTATACAGACTGCTCTCAACAATACTGAGATAGACAGTACTCTCAAAGAAAAAGAGATGACTTCTCTTGAAAAGGCTCATGAACAGCTCCAGGAAGAAGTAAAAAAGAGCCATAAAGAGAATGCTGATGCATTCAAAGAAGCTGTCCAGAAGTACGCAAAGGATCAAACAATAGCTGATTACACTCCATTTATAGACAAGGGTGAGAGCACTTTCAAGGTGTTCACAGAAATTGTCACCACAGGCAAAATAGCAGAGAAGCTCGGTAAGGGCGATAAGGCTCTGGGAATAGATAATGGAGATAATGCTAGCTTGAAGGCTGTCGTCGGCCTCGGCCTTTCTGCTGGTGCTGGCGAGCAGACTACTGCAGAGCTCATCAAGAATATTAAAAAAGAAGAGCAGGGCCGAGACAAGGTCAACGTAGCCTTTACAGTAGCTGATAATGTCATCACGGAGCTGGCCCTAGCAGATAAATGCAATTGGGACAAGGTAAAGCAGCTCAAGCAGTTTACAGGTCCGAAAGCATTTGGCCAGGTATCAAACCTTATAGACCGGCTCATAGCTGCAGGGTGCGATGTGCTCAGCGGCCAGCCTGACAAGGTGACTAATAATATTGCTGAACTAGAAAAGTTCAAGCAGAATTATGAAAAATATCAGAAGATCTGATATAGCAACGTGGCATACATATAATCAATTCATAGAGCACTGTGCGGGAAACTGCGCAGTGCTTTTTGTATCTAAAATTCCTCCCCATATCCTTAATATTATATGAGGGGAATATATAATATAATGAAATAATTAGGGAAATTTCGGATTATTCTGGTTATTAGAAGCTATACAGAAGCTATATCCCCATATCCTTAAAGATATATGAGGGGAATATATAATATAGTGGAATAATTAGGGAAGTTTCGGATTATTCTGGTATATCTATGAGCTATTCATATAAAGATTCTGTTCCATTCTATATAGAGTCAAAAAATAAAACAAAAAATAAAACAGATATAATGGAACAGAGTTCCGTGAGGTGCGTCACCTTTAGGTGCGCACTTCACATTACTATATAGATTCTATAGATTCTATTTGGCTTATTGCATATCATTCATCTAGTATGCACTATAGATACAGAATAGAAATAATGGGGATCAATCCGTTTCAGCAGGGTTTCTAAATAAGTTCGAATAGCTATGCTATATAACTATGCATAACATGCGATATTTGCTATGTTACTTCGCGTATAACGAAAGATCTTTCTAAAGTAATATAAGATATCAGAACAGAAAAAATATCGCGTTAAATCGCATTTATGACAGTCTGATTAAAAATTTACTCTAATTATGAAAATAATCTGTAAAAATGTTTGGAGACAATTCAAAATAATCCTTATCTTTACAGCATAAAACATAAATTAATAAAAACAATTCAGCCCTACAGCATCACGGTTAAGCTGCTAAACATGGAGAAAGTTAAGCCTGAGGAAATTTTAAAGGTCATATCGGATTTCACATTTCCTATCTGTAAAGAAGATTACGATAGGGAGAGTGCGCCTTGGTTATTTGAAGACGAAGATGATGACGACTATGATGACGACGATGACGATGATGACGACTTCGGAGATGATGACGACTTCGGAGATGATGACGACGATGACGACGACGACTTCGGAGATGAGTACGATGAAGACGATGATGACGACGATGACGATGTTGTATCGCCCTTCGTAATGGTTCCAAAAGACGAAGAAGCTGATGAGAAATACAAGTCAGCAGATAGCATCCGCATTCGCAGCCATATCGAAAAGATAAGAAAGTTCATGGAAGATACTGTTATCTCACATGAAGTAGAGATTTCTCTACAAGAATACATCAAAGACCTTCAAAAACAAGCAGATAACTACGAATGCGCTCTGCAGTATAAAGATCTGGAAGGTAAATACGCCAAGTATACAGATAACAGCCATATATACGAAGTCTGCCTGATGAAAATAAAAAAGATAGAAGGAGAAGACATCTTTATGGATATCCTGGTAAGTAAAAGCAACTGGTGCAATTCCGACGAATTGCATATCTATCGTGACGCTCAGAGAAATTTGCACGCATATGACAATAGAAGCTGTTTTACTATTCTGACTAAAGAAGAGTTCGAGAAGGAATATAATAACATTGTAAAGATGGAAAATATTTCCAAGTAGGTGTAAAGAGATTGTTCATGTGAACTACCCACGAACTAAAGATTTCGGGGTTTTCTTGCACTATTTAATATAAAAAGCAAATGCAGCTACTCTCCCGAGCGGCTGCATCTTTTATATACATTATCTTCAATATGAAAAATTATGTATTATTTACACCTCATATCATAATCTGTTTTTGTGATTATATGAGAAAAATAAACTTATAGTTTATATTCGGCATGTAAATGCTTATAGCTTATATAACATTCTTCAAGATGGAAAAGAAACTCCATAGAACATATAGCAAGAGTGAGGGTGTGCGAATGATAGGTTCACCGACCGGACGCTTTAGTACCTGTTCTACTATTAACGAAAGTATTAACAATCAAAAATATACGTATAACAAAAATGCAGCGACTCTCACGAGCAGCTGCATTAAAACAGAATTTAATTTCTATGAAATACACAAGTAAAAATGCCTTTACCGCGAACATCACTCGTGTATCTTATTTACCGAGCAAGAATAACTCTGTTTGGCATATTCTAGACAGAATCGCGGATGCTGACATAGAAACATCACCAGAAACTCCTATAGTTATAATTACCCCTAACTCAAAGAATCTGGATTTCTGTATAAAGTTATGCGGAATAGGCGCAGGTGTGACTAATATAGGTTCAGGGAAGGACGACTTCCAGAGAATGCATAGTTTTGCAAAGTTCAGGC